GTCCTGTAGCTGGTGTGCCGTCGGCGCCGTCACAGGGCATTTGACGTCGGTGAAGCAGCACAGAGCCCAAAGAATCAGCCAGCTCATCAGGGTACTTTTGCCAGTGCCGTGGCCGGACTTGATCGCCACGCGGGCCCCGGGATGCGCGAACGCCCGCAGCGCCGTTTCCTGTTGACCGCTCGGAGCGGCCTGCAGCGCCTCGCGCACGAACGCCGCCGGATCGCGTCGCCAGCGCTCGACCACCGCCGCGATTTCAACGAGAGCGGACATTATCCGGCCTCCTTTCGTTTAACAAGTTCTTCGAGAATCCCGGACACGGTCAGCTCGCCCTCGAACCTGATCTTGTCCGTAAACATCCCCAGGTGCTTCCCCAGCAGCTCCAGCGCCTTCGCCGCCGCTCTCGGATCGTATTCGTCCGCGCCCTCGTGCTGCATCGACCGCTGTACGATCTCCTTTAAGTTCATTAACACAAAGTCCTGCGTGATCTCCGTGCGCTGCTGGCGTTTCTGTATCCGCTCGGCAATTAGCTTTGATACACAAGTTTTTCCAAGCAGTTCCGGCCCGATGCGGTCGGCGGTCTTTACGCTGTAACCGGCACGGCGAGCCGCCGCGCTGGCGTTCAGGTCTTTCAAATATTCGTCAACAAAACGCTTCTGCTTTTCCGTCGGCTTCACAGCGGATCACCTCGTTTTCCGATTCCTTGACATGTACTGCATATAGCTTTATAATTGCATTACATAAAGGAGCTGATAAAAATGTCGACCGCAACCATCAACACACGCATCGATTCAAATCTAAAACATCAGGCCGAAGCGATCTTCTCCGAAATCGGCCTCTCCACCAGCCAAGCCATCAGGTTGTTCTACAAACAGACCGTTCAGTCCGGCGGCCTGCCCTTTCAGCCCGACTACAACTTACCCAAAGAAACCCTCGAAGCCATAAGAGAATCCGAAGAAGGCAAGCTGACGGAAATCTCGATGGACGGGCTGAGGGCGATGTTCCATGCGGACGATTAAGCACTCTTCCGCCTTCAAACGCGACGTCAAACGCGAAAAGAAAGGACGCTACCGCGAAGTCTTCGATACCGAACTGCTGGAGATCATCGACCAGCTAGCGAACGACATCCCCCTGGACGAAAAATATCAAGACCACGAACTGCAGCGCAATCTCAGAGGATACCGCGAGTGCCACGTGCGCGGCGACTTCCTGTTGCTGTACCAGAAAATCGACGGCGAGCTGAAGATCCTCCGCCTCGAACGCCTTGGCTCCCACCGCCAAGTTCTCGGGATCGAATAATGGAACAGGCCGCGACCTCATGAAGAGGCTGCGGCCTGTTTCATTATTCTTTCCCCCGTAATTTCCAACTTACATCATATCACGTCAAGAGGGTCTCATTCTATCTCATCTTTTTGCTTTTGCCAGATTTCATTAGCGGCTTTCAACGCTGCCGCGTGCATTCTGTGAATGTGCGGCCAGCTGTATCCCATCTCCACGGCAATACGCTCCCACGTCCAGAGATCCCGATACCGATACAGCAGCAGCATCTGATACCGCTGATCCTTTACTGCATAGATGACCCCCATCACCTGCTCCAGCGCTGCCCGCCATTGCCTAATCTCCGCCTCGATCTTAGCCTCGCAGTCCGCGATCGCACACGCCGCGTCCTCCAGAGCGTTATGCTCCGCCCCGCCGTGAACAGTCTGCCGGTCGTACTCCATGCCGCGGACGCCCTCCGCTTTGACCCACAGCATCGCCAGACATTCGAGATCGGCGTCGAGTCGCTTCTGCGTCCACCAGACCGACCGCAGCACACGTTTGATCTCGCTCAGATCCTCAGTCATTTAACTCTCCGCCGCGCGCGCGCTTCCGCCGATTTCAGCAAGGCCGACGCCTCCGCGACCATTTGGCCCGGGCTCTTCTTCGGCGGCGTGGGCGGCCGGTACCTCGCCAGCAGAGATATAGCCATATCATCGATCCACGCCGGGAGCCACGTCGCCGGCGAGTATTTCCACTTGTCGCAAAATCCGTGATGCGGACAGGACGCGCACACCCCGTCCTGCGATTTTTCCCGGCGTTTCTGGCATTCCGCCTGAAGCGACACCAGAAAGTCCTTTAAAAGCTCCTGCATGGTCATGCTGTTTTCTCCTCCTTCAGTTCTTCGCGTCTCGCTTTCAAATAGTCCATCAACGCCGCCTGCGTATTGTTTTTTTTCGTCAGCGCCGCCAGGCAGGCTTCGTCCACGGTGCCTTTGGCCGCCAGATGATAGACGCTGACGGTATTCTTCTGTCCCTGCCGGTGCAGCCGGTCGTTGGCCTGCTGGTACAGTTCCAGACTCCACGTGAGACCGTACCAGATGATGATGTGGCCGCCCTGCTGCAAGTTCAGCCCGTGGCCGATGCTGGCCGGATGCGCCACCGCCACCGGATATTTTCCGGCGTTCCACGCGGCGATGTCTTTTTCCGTGTCGAGGCCGTACACGGCCTTGCCCAGCCGAGAACGGATGCGCTCGACGTCCGACCGGAAGGCCGTGAACACCAGCACCGGGGAGCCGTTCGCCTCTTCAACCAGCTGTTCCAACGCCTCGAGTTTGGCATCGTGTAGCTCCACAAAACCGCCGCCTTCTTTGTAAATTTGGCCGTTGGCCATCTGCTGCAGCTTGACGTTCACCGCCCCGGCGTTCAGCGCCGTGATCTCGTCGTCGCCGATCTGCAGCAGGAAATCCCGTTCCATGGCCGCGTACTGCGCCATGGCCGGGGCCGGCAGCTCAACCTCGACGTCCTGGAAGACCCGGTCGGGCATGTCGAGATAGTCCTCTTTCTTCATCGATATGCAGACGTCGGCGATCTTCGCCTTGATGGCCGCCTCCGATCCGGGCAGCGGCGTGTAGCTGTACACCACGTAGCCGTTGCCCCATCCGGGGCGGAAATACGTCTCGCGATAGCCGGTGATCGTCCGGCCCAGCCGCTCGCCGTTGTCGATCAGGTACATCTCGGCCCAGAGATCCATCAGGCCGTTCGGCGCCGGCGTGCCCGTCAGCCCTACGACGCGCCTGGCGTTTTTGATCACGCGCCGCAGCGCCCGGAAGCGCCGCGCCGAAGGACTCTTGAAGCTGGAAAGCTCGTCGATCACCACCATATCAAAGTCAAAGTCCTGGGCCCTCATCAGCCAGCAGACGTTCTCGCGGTTGACCACGTAGATGTCCGCAGGCTGCCGCAGCGCCTTCCGGCGCTGTACGGCGCTCCCCAGCACGCGGCTGACCGTCAGCCCGCGGGTCTGCTCCCACTTGGCCGCCTCCTGCGCCCAGACCGACGCCGCCACCCGCAGCGGGGCGATCACCAGCACCTTGCGGATCTCCAGCCGCTCGTAGATCAGCTCGTCGATGGCCGACAGCGTGCAGATCGTTTTGCCTAAACCCATGTCAAGCAGCAAGCCGCAGCGCGGATGGTCAAGAATCCAATTGATGGCAGTCCGCTGGTACTGGTACGGCCGAAATTCGATCGACAAACCGGTCCACCTCCTCGCGGGTCCTCAGCACGTACACGGGGAACCCGTGCGCCGCAAACCGCCGGAACATGTGCTCCTGCAGCTTCGACAGCCGCCTGGCGGCACCGTTTTTCAGCTCCACCAGAAAACACCTTCCGCCGCCGAAAACAATTCGGTCCGGCACACCGCGGATCGTGCTGAGAAACTTCAAAGTCAGGAATCCACGGGCAGAAATTTTTCTCACAAAATAGCTCTCTACAGTCTTTTCAAGCATCCGCGCACCTCGAACAGGAAAAACCGATAAGCTTTGATTATCAACGTGGTCAGGTCTTAGTCAGGACGCAAACCATTGAAAACACTGCCTTTTTGGATTTCAAAAAGCGATTCCTAACCTAACTTTCTCCCCAAAACTCCTATACGCGCCTATACGCGCGCGCGTATTTTCCTTTTTACTACTTCTTTTTTACTATTTCTTAAAAGAAAGTTAGAAGTTATGATTTTAAACGAGCTCAGCCCCTGACTAGGTTTGCGACCTAACGTTCTACCTAACTGAGTGTTCGAGAAAGTTAGGATTTAAAACGCCTTCTTCACACGAACGAACCCTTTATTCGTTCCGTAACCCTTAATCCAGAGGCATCTCGGACTCCGCTCCCAATCCGGCAGGCTGTCCAGGATGCGGTTGATCTCCACCGCCTCGAAGCGGTTGAGGTTTTTCGTGTCGTCGTGCTTCAGCGCCTCGCACCAGATCTCCGCGACGCAGGTGCGGTCCTTCGTCTCCGTGCCCAGGTTGTTTACGTCTTCCAGCCACGACTGGCGTTCTTTCAGGTCCATCTGCGGCCAGTCTTTCGGCAGGCGGCGGTTCAGGTAGTCCACGATCTGCGCCGTGCGCGGGTCCTCCTGCATGAAGCTCTCCTGCAGCCGGATCGCTTCCTGCTCCAGCTCCTTCGACAGCACGACCGTTTCCGTTTTGCCGTCGTACAGGGCTTTCGCCTCGGCCCAAATCTGGTCGATCTCGTAGTCGTTGATTTTGAAAACGTCTTTTTCCGGCTTGCGCCCCTTGGGGATGTAGGCAATCCAGAACCGCCGGTTGCCCGTGCGGTCGCGCAGGAATTCCACCTCGTTCGTGGTGGCGATGAAAATGCACTGACGCGGGTATGTTCCGGTACGGCGTCCGTACGCCACGCGGAAGCGGTCCACCGTGCCGCTCAGGAAGCTCTTGATCACCTCGGCGTCGGCCTTTTTCATGGCCGCCAGCTCGCCCATTTCGATGATCCAGGCGCCCTGCAGACCCTCGTAGGCGTCTTTCGAACGGATGTCCTTCAGGCTGTCCGAAAACCAGCCCTTCGACAGCTTGCGGAAAAACGAGCTTTTGCCGCAGCCCTGCGGCCCCTTCAGCGTCAGCATCGTGTCGAACTGGCAGCCGGGCTCGAACACCCGCGTCACCGCGCCCAGAAGCGTTTTCCGCGTGACGGCGCGGATGTACGCCGTGTTGTCGCAGCCGAAGTAATCCACCAGCAGCGTGTCCAGCCGCTTGACGCCGTCCCATTTCAGGCCGTCGAGGTACTCCCGCACCGGGTGGAAATGTTTTTTGTGGCACTCAGCCAGCAGGCAGTCCCAGATTTTGTCCTTGCCTATGATGCCGTACACCTCACTGAGCCTGATGCGTACCTGCGCGTCGTCAATGTCTTTCAATCCGCAATCCATCTTCGAAATCTTCCGCCAGGGCAGGTCTTTGACCGCTACTTCGCGCTGCGCGAACTCATCGAAGCCCCACAGCCCTTTCAGCTTCTCGTCGTGCGCCAGGATCAGGCGGATGTTTTTGTAGCTCGACAAAATCCGCCCGCCTTCGCCCAAATCGAGCAGACTTTTCCATGAGGCGGTATCTTGTGCCTCTTTTTGAACTTTGCCCCCTTCCCGGCCGTCCTGGGCGGGTTCTGGGGAGTTCCCCGCCTCGCTCTCGTCCTCGAAATCGCTTTCCGCTTCCGCCGTGCGTTCTTCGAGCAGCCGCAGTTTGCA